GTAAGTATTATTTAGACTATCTTAAAATTAGAGAAGAAGTAGATAAAGATGGTGGTACATATTTTAGATTGTGGTTTCCTGACCGAATAGAAACAATATATTCAAAAGATGATAGGTCAGACCCAATTACAATAGATACTGCCGATAATCTGATTGGCAAAATACCAGCAGTTATTTTATACAATTCCAAATCGCACAAAAAAGGGATTGGTCAATCAGACCTACAAGATATTGCTGATTTACAAAAAAGCATCTACAACGAACTTTCAGAGATAGAACAATTAATAAGATTAACAAACCACCCATCATTAGTAAAAACTCCAAGTGTAAATGCTAGTGCTGGTGCTGGTGCAGTTATTGAAATGCCTGAAGAAATGGAACCAAACTTAAAACCATATCTATTGCAACCATCAGGTCAAAACTTATCCGGTCTTATGGACTCAATAAATCACAAAGTAGAAGCTATAAATAGAATAGCACACACAGGAGCAGTAAGAACAACTAAACAAGCTGTATCATCAGGAATAGCTTTACAAACAGAATTTGAATTACTTAATGCAAGACTATCAGAAAAAGCAGACAACTTAGAAATAGCAGAAGAACAATTATTTAGATTATATGCACAATTTCAAAATGCAACATTTGATGGTGAAATAAATTACCCTGATTCATTTAACATAAGAGATTATGCAACTGATTTAATTTACTTCCAACAAGCAAAATCTATTGGTATTGGTTCACCTACATTTATGAAAGAAGTTGATAAAGAAATTGCAAGAGCAGTTGTAGATGATGACGAAAAACTAAATCAAATATTTGACGAGATAGATCAAAAAACAGAAGTTGGCGAATTTACCCAAGACGAAACTCGCCAACAAGATGATGAAGTTGAACAAGAGGAAATCTAATCTAATCCTCTTTGTCCTCTTTCATTAAAGCCACCTACTTTTTCAACAGTATCAACTGTTCTTGTATGCCAACCAAAAGGTATAAGATAATCTTTTGGAAAAACAAATAAGTGATATTGATTTGCAGTATCTACAAGTCTTTTTTCATTTGGATAGATTTCAACTGCTTCATAATCTACACCAACTAATTCGTTTTTGATTTGTTGTAGATGTCGCCAATCGTGAATTGACTTTTTATCAATCCTTTTTATTGAAATATAAGTCATATTACCTTTCCAAGATTTCTCATGTACTTGCCAATCTGCTTGTTTATTTCTAAAAACCATAACAGAATAAATATCATTTTGGTAAGTATCACAATCAAACATTTCATGATAATATTGTTTTGCTTCTTGCCAAGATAATTTTCTGCCTGTCATTTCACGAACCATTTTTTTACAACAACCAATTCTATCTTTCATTGGTAATTGAAAAATATCGTGTTCTGTTTGGACAAACTTTTCCATATCTATTTACCCCCTCTCTGATTATGTTTTTGTTTCCATATAATTAACTTAGTTTCAGTTTCTAAATCTTTAGCTTCTTTTTCTTGTTCAGCTAATGAAACCAAAATGCCAAGTTCTTTTGCTGTTGGGATATGAGCATTACATCTTTTTACATACTCTCTAATGTCATGTTCATAACAAGGTAACAGCAAGATCGGTTTTTTTTGTTGCTCTCTCATTTTTGCTCCTTTGTTTTTATTTACCCATTATATCATATTCACTTTTTCATTTTTTTTACTTTTGACGAACTTGTTGAAAAGTAATCGATTAAAATTTTAGGGTGTTAGCTGGTTGGTGCGACAAAAAAACACTTTTTGCGTTTTTGATGTTTTTTTGATAAGACAATTTTTATGTCAGATATAGTACAAAAATCAACAGAATATAGAATCAAACAAATTGAGATAGCAGAAGCAAAATATTATAAAACTCTTGTTGCAACATTAGATAGAATAGAACGAGAAGTAGTATCATTAGCAAATAGAGATTTACCACAAACAGATGGAAAGCTTATAGAACTTCAAGCGGCTATAGCAATCAGACCAAAGATAAAAGCTATTGTTGATAGAGAATATCTTGGTTGGTCAGATACAGTTGTTAGAGAGGGTTTTAACAAACAAGCAAAGAGAATTGAAAAAGCATTTAAACGAATTGGTAATATTCCTGTTGAGTTTCAAGAACTAACAAAAGGTGATCTAGCATTAGTACAAAATTTAAAACAACAATACTTTACTCAGTTTAAAGATGTATCAAACACATTTACAAGAAGACTATCAGAAAAGGTTTATCAGAATACTTTAGTTGGAAATGATTTTGCAGAATTAGAAAAAGAACTTAGACAAACAATAAATGGTATTTATTCAAGTTCAGATGATGAAGAAGCAAATAAATTAGTAGATTATGTAAATAGAAACAAATATGTAAAATCAAGACAATCACAAGTTGATAAAGCAATACAAACTTTACAAACAAAATTTGCAAGAGATAGGGCTGGTGAAAACATGAAAAGATATGCTGGTCAAATATTAAACGACTCATTAAGAGATTTTGATGCAACTCTTAATTTCAATAAAGCTAATGATGCTGGTTTAAATTTTGTTAAATACTATGGAGATGTAATACCAACCACTAGAGATTTTTGCAGAAATTTAGTAAATGGTGTATATAACAGGAGAAGTGGTGGTCTTTTTACAATTGATGAGATTAAGCGATTATGGACTAGCAGATCATGGTCAGGTAAAAAATCAGGCAATCCCCTTGTAGTTAGAGGTGGATATAATTGCAGACATCAATTTAGTTATGTCAATCCTGATTGGTATAACAAAAAAGGTGAACTAATAATATAAACAAATAGGAGAAAAAATGTCAGACGACAAACAGGTTAATCAACCGCAAAATGATGCTCAGGAAGCTGAGGTTAAAAAAACTCAAACTGACGAGAAACCAACACCAAGTTTTAATCAAGAAGATGTTGATAGAATAGTCAAACAAAGACTAGAAGCTGAAAAAGCAAAACATCAAAGAATGTTAGATGAAACAAAAAAAAAGGAAGAAGAAATCCTTAAAGAAAAACAAATACAAGAAGCTAAAACAAAAGCAGACTTAGAAAATCTTATGAAAGCTAGAATAGCTGAAAAAGATAAAGAGTTAGCTGATTGGAAAAGTAAAGTAAAAACAATTAATGTAGATAATTCTATCTTATCTTTAGCATCAAAGAATAATGCTATAGCACCTGACCAAGTAGTGTCATTATTAAAAAACGAAGTAAATTATAATGATGATGGTCGAATAGAAATACTTGATAATAATAAAAACATAAGATACAACCCAAAAGGGGAACTATTAACGATTGAGGATAGAGTTAAAGAGTTTTTAGATGCGAACCCACATTTCCGAAAAGGGTCTTTAGCTGGGACAGGATCAACCAGTAGCATCGAGGGGAAAACTGTAAAACCATTTAATATTCAGGACTTAGATATGAGCAAGGCAGAGGATCGTCAAAAGTATGCTGAGTATCGCAAACAAAGAGATTCTGCTCCTGTTCAGATTAATTTAACAAATAAATAAAAAGGTAAATAAAAATGGCAAACGAAAGCACAAGTTCTACACTATCGGAACTATACACAGAGATAGTGGCAGAAGCATTGTTCGTAGCAAGTGAAAGATCAATTATGCGACCACTTGTAAGAAACTATGCAGTAACTGGTGGTGGAAAGTCAGTTGAAGTTCCAATTTACTCTGCTGTTTCGGCGGCGGCTGTATCGGAAGCATCTGATTTATCTAACACAGCAATCGACCCAACTTCAGTAACAATCACTTGTTCTGAAAATGGTATTATGACAACTCTAACTGATCTAGGAAGAAATGCGGCACCAAGAAATGTTGCGGCAGATATTGGAAGATTATTTGGAGAAGCGATTGCAAAAAAAATAGACACAGACTTAACAGCTTTATTCGGTGGTTTTTCAACAACTGTCGGTTCAGCATCAACAGCTATGTCTGCGGCATTAATATTCCAAGCAGTAGCAAAATTAAGAGCGGCTGGTGTTCCAGGAGATAACCTTAATGCGGTAATCCACCCACAAGTAGCATTTGACTTGAAATCAGGTCTAACAAACACATTTGCTAACCCAAATCCAGGTGTTGGTAATGAAGCTTTAAGATCAGGTTTAGTAGGTCAAATAGCTGGTGTGAATATTTTTGAAACATCAAACATAGCAGACGCATCAGGTAATAATCCAGGAACAACTGGAGATTACAAAGGTGCTGTATTCCATGCAGATGCTTTAGGTCTAGCTATGATGCAAGACTTGAAAATCGAAACTCAAAGAGATGCGAGT